AAATTGAAAAAGTACGGCATGAACTAATTTCGATTAGCTAAATGCTTGTTTAAAAAGGCGCTACTCGGCATGGGGAAGCGCCTTTTTTATTAAACTGACTGCACCACTGACTGCACCGCCTCATGAACAGCCTTGAACGTAGATGACTTACTCATGTCCTCCGCGTGCGGGAATAATGCCCGTGTAACGCCCTTCCAAAGTCATTTGATGGTGTGATGACCTGAGCTGTTAATTCGCCTTTAATTTGCTTAGCCAGTCTGCGCCCATGCGCATCCATCGCCTGCATCATTGTGTCATCCGGCTTACCTGTCAGGCTGTAGCTGATATTCACATCCCCGACGTTCGCCTGGTTCTGCCTTACCTGCTGGACCCGTTCCAGGGTTGCATCAAGCTTGGCTGAAGTGCTGGCCGTTACAACGCGCTCCCCTTTCTGCAGTAACCATGTTCCGGTTTCCGGCACCCGATCAATACCATCGTGCGCCATGCCGGCTAACGTCTGACCAGCGATTATTGCAGTTGAAGCATATCCAGTGGCTCGAATTGCGAGTGAGGCCGGAACGCCAAAAATCGGCCCAAGCTCAAGAGCCTTATTCGCTGCAACTTCGGTACTAATGATCGACTGTGCAAGTGCCGCGGCTTTACTGGCCAGAAAGAGAGTTTTATAGGCGGCCGTTCCCTCCCTTCCCATACCCTGAAGTAATTGCGCCGTCTGGCCAGTCATCTCAGAAAACATAGCGAGACTTGACTGGGTGTACGCAGTCTGAATATCTGACATTTTTGAATTGTTGGTTTTATTAATTTCAGCCAAACGATCTGCATAAGTCTGCTCATTAATTTCCTTTTCATCGAGCAACTTTTTCTGCATATCAAGCTGAGTTTTGTGCCATTTTTCGAGTTCTTTTTGTGCTTCGGCAACCCGGATAAGTTCGCCGCTGGGACCGCCGACAGACGCATCAATGCCGCCAAAATTTGGTGCTTCCCGCACCGATGCTTTGGATATACGCTCCATGGTTTTGCGGTATTCTTCTGTCGCCGGTGCCGCCTGGTTCATCAGCTTGATACGTTCACGAGTGGTATTAAGCAGCGCTTCTTCCGGCGTTAGCAGTTCTACAGTAAGAGATTTCAGGCGCTCAACAGCATTGACGTGATCAAGTGCCGCAGAATTGCGCAGGAGTTCGGATTTCTGCGCTTCGGAAAGTGCCGCCAGTTCGCCCCTTGTGACCTGATATTTGGTTTTGGCGAGATCAGTGCTTTGTCCACCAAGTGCAATTTGTTCCTGTTGCTGGCTGATAAGGCGTTTATAGGACTCCTCAAGCCGATCCGCAGCTTTTTGCTCGTCAGATTTTGGGGTCTTTTTATCTGGCTTGCTGGCTTCGTTATTACGCCAGGCTTCCAGGCTTGTACCGATGTAATTCTGCCGCGCCGTCTGAAACTCGGGAGAGTTTGTAAGCCCGAGCGCATCAGCGGCATAACTTAGCCGGGCGCGCTCCCGCGCTTCACCTTTAAGCCTGGAAAGCGCCAGATCCTGCCTTGCTTTTTCCAGTGCCTCTGACTGCTTATCGTTTACTTCAGCCTGCGGCAAACGCATCGGTGAATTGGTCAGCCCCTGGCGGGCCATCAGCAATTGGTTTCCTAAGCCGAGAAGCTTATTGAATTCAGTATGCTGTCCATTCATCAAGATAAAGGATTGGTAAACAGCATTCTGGCGCCATGCCTGCTCGCGAATTAAGTCATTACGGCGTCTTTCGATTTCCTCCAGAGACTGCTGGATCTCGCGTGACTTGCCACGCATTTCATTAAGTTTGCCTTCTTCCACGCTCAACTGGCTTGTAGCAATGGCAATAGCCTTCAAAATATTCTGATCGTTTTCGCTGGTAATACCCGGCTTACCGCGTGCTGAATTCAAATCGTTTATTTGGGCAGTTACCGACTTAACTTTTTCGGCCTGTTCGGCAATCAGTCTGTTCTGCTCAACAAGAGCATCCACCGTTTTGCTGCGGTTGGAGTCCGTTTCAGTCAAAGACATTCTGGAGGCTTTGTCTCGGATCTGGTCAATCTGGCTGGCGTATTCCTGCGCAGATCGGCGGGCCTGCTCCTGATTGAGGTACATGGTGTACCATGCGCCAGCACCAAGCATTACGAGCCCCGGCACACCTCCGATTAACCCGAGGGCCCCACCCATCAAACGAGAACCCACCGCTGTCACATTGTTAAGCGCAACCTGCGCCTCTGTCCTGGCGGCAACGTTTCGAACGAGAGATTGCTGAGCCACTGAAAGCCGCTTTTCCGCTGCGGCCTGTGCATCCGTGCCACGTGCGGCAACCACGGCCTGTTGCGCGCGATAGACTGCAGCGCGAGCCCTTGCTGTGGAAATCTGGGTGCCACGAACCTGCGCTGCGGCAAGGGTCATTTCACCTTTTGCTGCACTTATTAATCCGGTGGTTGCTGATGCTGTTCCGGTTACGATCCCGCCCAGATATCTTGCCAACCCTACAGCAACTAAAGCGCCTGCCGCTGTTGCTACAGAATCAATATTTTCGGACAGGGAATCGAGCCCGCCAGCCAGAGAGCTTGTCGCCCCGCTCGCCTCATTAGCGCCGCCGACCCATGCCATGAACGCGTTTTCCACACGTTGCGCTGATGCCGAAACGGTAGCCCCCATTTGGGCACCTTCAGATCGCACTTTTGATAGCTGACCGAGCAAAGCCGGCATAACCGTGTTTGCCGTTAACTGACCAGCTTCAGCCATTGCGCGCAGCTGGCCAACGTTAACACCAAGACCATCAGCCAGCGCCTGAGCAAACCTCCCGCCATTTTCCATGATGGAGTTGAACTCATCGCCGCGCAGAACACCGGAAGCCATGGACTGGCCAAACTGAGTAATCACCGCGGAGGCCTCGCTCGCGCCAGCACCAGAGAGTCGGAGCGTTGTAGCCACCAGCTCAGTTACTTTCGCTGTGTCCGCCGCTGTATAGCCCAGTTGACGCAAAGACGATGACATACGCGAAAACATGTTTGTGTTCGCCTCAACGCTCGTTCCCGTGCGCTGGCTGATATCCATCAGGACCCGCTGATTCTGAACGAACTCATCTGCGCTCCCGGAAGCGAGTTTCAGGCGGCTGTTCAGTTGCGTCCAGGTATCGGCATAATTGATCAGCTGCTGTGTCGCGAAAGCTCCAGCAAAAGCCCCGCCTATACTCATTGCGGCCGATTTTGTTTCATTAAGCTGAGTTGAAACTTCAGCCAGGGCTTTCCGTGTTTCGCGTGAGGCAGCCGCAGCCTGCCGCCCGCCGTTCTGCATAGTGCGGTGATATTCAGTCCCCATGCGAGAGGCGCGTGCGATCTCAGACTGAAAGGACTGAGAATTTGCAGAAATTTTGATTATTAATTCACGTAGAGTAGCCATAGATTCCCCGTTAGTTAAATGCCATCGAATGCCGCCAGGCGTTCTTTGTGGCCATTGCTCATATCGAATGCAAAATCCTCATGCTCAGCCTGGAAGGTACCGAACGCCATCAGCGCTGATACTGCCGGGTCTATCTTGTTGGAGGATTTTTTCTTGTTGGGCTTGATGTTGGCGTTGGCGTCAGACTCCATCACCACGTTACCAATTGCCCAGGCCAGCACCGGATCGCCACGATGGCGCACAACTTTACGGTTAACGAACACCTCGAAGGATTTCGCTACAGGGCTGAATTTGAGGTAGGTTTGCGGGAACGGCTCGACATCGAGGCCCGCCCCCTGAAGCTGAGTGCGCAAGTGCGTGGCGTTCCACGTATCAAAGCCCACCAGTTTGATGTTGAACGTTTCGGCATCGCGCAGGATATCGTCGCGGATGCGATCATAATCAATACAGTCGCCGGGGGTGGTGCGTATCCAGCCCGCTTTCACCCACTGCCGATAAATGGCGCGGTTTTTGTTTGCGACGTTAAGCAGCTGGGCTTCCGGCAAATAGTGACGGGTCAACAGGCGGATCTCTCTGTCGAAAGGGAAAGCGTAACTCACGCTGGTGATATCGCTGGTCGAGGACAGGTCAAACCCAGCGTAACACTCCATCCCAATCAGATCTTCTTCGTCATAATCGAGTTTACATGCATCCCATGCCCCGGCGCCCATCCATGGCGTGGAACCCTGGCACCAGATATTGAAACGTTTGGTGAGCATTTCCACCCACTGCGAGGGAATGCCCCTGGCCTTCTGGATAGTAGATTCCAGTTTCGCTGCGTCCACAGACACATTCAGATTTGGGTTGGCCTTGATCCACATTTCAGGCTGATCAACCTCGTTTTCGTCGTCCAGCTCGTAAATCAGAATGAAAAGTGAATCGTTAACATCTTCGCCTGCCAGGATCTGGCAGCAGTAGTCGTAATGCTGCTTACAGGCGGAGACAACGTTACTCCCGGCGGTGGTGATGGCGAACAGAACGGCCTCCGGACGCGCGCCCATGCCGAGCTCAAGCGCGGAATAAACGCTGTTATCCGGGTGAAGATGGTACTCATCGACGATCGCCAGGCTGGGGTTGGTCCCCTCAATAGTGGCTGCCTTTGCCGCCAGCGGCTTCAGCAGGCTGTTGCTCTTCGGGAAAATGACCTTGTGAGCCTGGATATTGACGCGCTTCTTCAGCGGTTTCGACAGCAGGCACATCTGCCGGGCATCGTCGAACACGATACGGGCCTGATCCCGGCTTACCGCCGCCGTGTAAATATCCTGCTGGCCCTTCTCCATAACCAGAAACCAGTTAGCCAGCATGGCGGCCACGGTGGATTTGGCGTTCTTGCGTGGAACCTCGATAAAAGCGCTGCTGTATTTCCGCCGGCCACCGTCTCTGAACCTGAAGCCCAGCAGATTGGCAAAAGCGAACTGCTGCCACGGCTCCAGCTCAATAGGCTGCCCGCGCAGCGGACCTTTGACGTGAGGACAGAGCCGGGAGAAGGCAATAAACCGCTCCACGGTCGCCGTATCGAAGACGTAACGGGGGTCGCTCAGGTCAGAAAAGTACCGGTTCACCGCCTGTTTTACGCGCTTACAGGCCGGGATTTCACCCGATTTTATGGCGTTTGCGTAATCATTCCAGGCGGTCAAGCTCGTCTTCCTCTTCCGTTTCCACCGGGTTCCGGCGGCGGCTTACCGGGTCAAAGCCAAGCAGCGCGGACATTTTGATCATGATTTTTTCAGCGTCGGACTTTGCGCTCAGCGCCGGGTTTCTGCTCTCGCCGCCCTGGCTGTTCCTGATGCTGAAGCCGCGCGCAGCAAGGTCTTCCACTGCTTTGCGGTACATCGAGTAGTTAACGCAATAAAGCTCCAGGTGATTCCAGTCGGCGGGCGTCAGGTCGTCACGTTCGGCCAGCTGCTTCGCCTTTGCCTTCCACTGCTGCACTGCCAGCTCATCAAGATACGCGGGCGGTTTGGGTGGTCTTGCCATAAAAATTTCTCGTTTCCATCGCGTTTATTTTCAAAAAAATCACCGCGCGTAAAAATCTGAGGGGGTGGGCGGTGCCTTGCACCCGGGCGTTTGTCCTGAAAACCTCCCCCACCCCGTCCGTGCGGCCTGTCAGCGGTTGCGCATGCATTCCATCAGCTCCCGGTCACGCTGGGTCATGCGCTTCGCTGGCGGCCTCTCATGCACTCTCCTTCGGTGAGGTTGCCATGCAGCACGGTGCTTCATCAGGCCGTTCATCAGTTGCTGCTGCTCACGCTCAGTCATTGCCCACCTCATGCATCCAGTCGTTGCGACGTGCTGCCCGCTCTTCCTGCTCGCGGTACATCCCTGCTTTACGGTTCGCTTTAGTGATGGGGTCCCGCTGTGCGGTCTTCTGGTTGTGATGTGCCTGGCACATGCCCTGATGATTCCATGCGGGCCAGAACAGCACGTCATCACCACCGTTGATCGGGATGATGTGATCCACCACCTTTGCTGGCACATAGAGACCCTGCTTCAGGCATTCGACGCACAGCGGGTTAGCCTTCAGGAACTGCAGGCGGTACTTCTCCCATGACGCGGAGTAACCACGTTCGCGGCGGCCTCCTCTGCGCTCGTCCTGCTGGCGTTGTGCAACACGTTTATGCTCATCGCATTTGCCGGACTTCACTCGCTTATTGCACCCCGGCTCGGTGCATCGGCGTAAGGGTTGCCAGGGCATCAGTACACTCCCGGATCGCGGTACGCTGACCACAGCGCGGAGATGGCCAGCGGAACCTCTTTCGCCTCAGCATCGCTGACAGTGGCGCGATATTCGTAAAGCTGGGAGATGTACATCAGGCAGCCCACCTTGATGGCCGGGTTGAATACCAGACCGGCATTGAACCGCTTACCTATGTGCTGCTGGCATACCTCCAGCGCGGCAGCGATATAAGACTGGATAAGCGAATCCTCTTCAGCGCCATCAATGCGGCAATGCAGCTTCGCTTCAGCCAGGGTGATTTCTGGATTCATTTTTCTGTTCCCTGCTTACAAAGGATTTCGAGCTTTGTCATGCCAGCGTCAGGAATCGGTGGGCCAATAACATTCAGCAAGGCACCAGCAAACGGACCCGTTAGCACCTTTAGCCGTGATGCGGCCGTGATGTCGCGCCGGAATCGAACCCATACACGGATAGTGGCCTCCGCCGTTTCGGCACCAGCAGCCATCAACTCTCGGCCACTGATCCCTTTCACCTCGGCCCATACTGTCTCGCCATCAGCCCACTGCTCTATTACCTGTCCAGACGGTGATCGACTGGAGGTAAACTTGCGGATTGTCACCCGGCTACGTAATCCACCAGCTCTCACTGTTCAGGCTCCTTCTTTTCATTGGTGCCGCTGACTTTGACTTCCTGCTTCCATGCCTGGCTGAACTCATCACCACCTTCGCGCGGCGGCATACCTTCGCGCTCGCGAGCCTCGTTCGGGCTCATAATCCCGTTCTTGATGCCCCGCTCGTAGGTTGCATAACGATCTGTAGGCGTCGCCCGGAGAAGGTCGGCAGAATCAAACTCCACCTGATATCGAATGCCTGGCACCGGAGAGGCCACCAGCAGAGCGGCCTTAATCTGCTGTTCAAAGTTCGTCAGCCACGGGCGCATGGTCATGGTGAGGAAAGCGCGGCTCGCCTCGCTGAAGTTGCTGTAGGTGCTATTGCTGTATTCCTGGAGGAAGATCGGCGACACGTTGAACATGCGGGCAATGTCCTCGATAGTGAACCGGCGAGAGGCCAGCCACTCGGCATCCTGATTGCTCATGCCCAGCTGCTCGTACTCCATGCCACCTTCTAGGATCGGCGTCTTACCAGCATTTCTGGCCCCCTTGTAACGCTCCAGCGCATCAAGAGCCTGCTTGCCCTTCACGCTGTCCAGCCAGTCTTTGGCTTTCACAATGCCTGAAGCCATCATGCCGTCTTTCATGATGCTGGCACCGTGGCGCTGCTGAGCAAGACCGAGCCCCAGCGTTTCCCGGCAGATGGTGATTGGCGATCGCCCCAGAAAGCCATCGTCAGTGGCATAGCGCAGGTGGAGGATCTCTTCCTGCAGGTAGGTGCGCACAGCGCCGGTAAACGGCTCGGTGATGGTGTAGCGGTACCGGTGCTCGGCTATACGCTCAGGAACAACTGAGCCGGGCGCATAGGGGTGCAGGGATTTGGGCTGCCCGTCCTTTCCCCACTCGATCACGGCGTAGGCGTTGCCGTTCAGCAGGCAGTGGCGCAGCATGGTGCGCTTGAACTGGTAGGCCGTCTGGCAGTCGTTGGGACGCTCATTAAGCAGATAATCCACCGGGTGATCGCCCAGCCACTCCCGCGCCTCCTGCCCGTTGGTGTTACGCACGCGGTACAGATAGCAGGGCATGGTTGCTACCGCTTCACTGATAACAGACACGGCATTCATTACCGCCGGCAGGGACTCCGCTGTACCGGCGGAGACATACTCACCCGAGCCGGTATTGGGAATCCCTGCCATGGCCAGAAACTGGTCAATGGTCATGCTGCGCTGCTCTTCTTTCCTGCGAAAAGGCCACATATCACAACCCCGCCAGCACGGCCCAGCGGTGACGGTTATCACCGGCGCGGCGCAGTTCAGGATGTTGGGTGAACAGCGAGCGCTGCGCCACCTCAACAGCCGATTCAGGGTACGCAGGCATCGAGGTGACAGTGATCTCCCGCAACTCAGCAGCGGTTACGGTGCGCATGTATGGCGACTGGCCAATATCCCAGGACTCTTTAAGCGCGCGGAAACCAAAGCTCATCCCGCTGAGATCGCCCCGCTCCACCAGCGTAAGCACGTCGCGGCCCAGCTGTGTATCCGGCGGCGTCAGCTCAAAGCGCAGCCCGGTATCATCCTCTGCCAGCACCAGCGTGCCGGATTTGGTCCGCCCCAGCAGCTGGGTATAGTTATGCTCATACAGCGCCCGCACATCACTGCCGGAGGCCAGGCTTTCGCTGAACGCTCCGGGCGCAAATTGCTCTACAAATTCATCCCAGATCACCTCTGACTGGCTGTTCCAGCGCACGGCATAACCCACCAGCTTTTTATTGCTGGCGGTCAGCTCTGAGGTGCGGATCTCAAAATCTACGGTTTTCATTGTCGGACTCCATCAGACTGAAAAGGGGCCGAAGCCCCCTTTCGTTACTCGCCGCCGATTTCCAGCACTTTGATGGCGCGGGAATCAA